GTCGTGGCCGGGATGTAGTAAAAATAGTCCGGTTTGGCCGGATAGTCGGTAAAATCCGACACGGTGAAGCTGGTTTTTCCGCCAGCCGTGACGCCCGTGAATGTGACCATGTCCGAAAATTTGTACGGGAACGGGCAGAAAATCGTAAAGCTCCCGCGGACGATGTTGCGGTCGCCAGGCACGTCGCTGGCCTGTTCAAAGTGGCCATAAAAATGTTTGTCCGGTTCATCGGTAAAAGATACGACGACCTCGTTCCGGTCATCGCGGCGCAGGATGCGATTCATCAGATTGAATTTGTAGCGCAGGTCCTCATTGCTGTCGGCGCGAAGCAGGTACTCGACGACCAGCGTGCGCGATTGGATGGACGTGGAAATCACGATGGACCCGTCTTTCCCGCGGCCCTCCGCGACTTCCAGCACATCGCTTATCAATTCCCTGCCGCCGACCGCCAGCGTCTGGTATCCCTCGATTTCGTCCTCCAGATAACTGCCGTTGTAAAGCATCGCCACACTTGGAAAAACCGCCTCCGGGATTTCGTTGGTGTTCGTGAACTCATACATAAAAAAACCCCCTTATCTCAAATAGCGCCGTTCCAGCGTGGCAGTGTGCGATTGTCTGCCGGTGATGTCTTCCACGTAGGCCCCATAGGTATTATTTCCCATGGCCAGGCGGATGACTGCCGGCTTGGCGTTGGTCATGTTTTCGCTGATGACGTGCTCCACGCGCTGATTGACGTCGGCGTTGCGGACGTTCAGCCCGTCTTTGTTCCAGCTGTTGACCAGTGCCCCGGCGACTTGTTTGATGGCGCCCAGCGGGTCAGATACGTTTTTCAGGATGCCGATGGCCAGCCCTTGCATTGAAAATTTACCCAGGTCCTCAAATTTTTTCGATGGCGAACCGATGGCCAGGGCCGCCTGCGCCGCCGTGTAGGATGCCAGCGCGACCGATACAGCCGCCGCGATGACCAGGCTTTGCCCGGCGTAGATGCCGTTTGCCAGTCCCTGCATCATGGCCAGGCCGACGCTGGTGAAGGCCGCCGCCGTGCTCATGGCCGAAGCCAGTGCCTGCCCCATGACGGTCGTGACCGCCTCGGCCAGGCCCGCGTTCAATACAGCCGCGACGATGGCGCTCCAGGTTGCCGTGAAGTTCATGACCAGGGCCGCGTTTCCGGTTGTTGTCGTCGTGGCGATGGTCGTGGTGTCCGCGATGACCAGCGCCACAATCAGCGTGTTCGCGGTCAAGATGTCGGTATACATGGTGTCCCAGGCTGTTTTGACGGCCGCATTGACGGCCGCCGTGGATGTCGTCATGATGGCCAGGATGCCGTCCCAGGTCGCTTGGATGTCTGTTGCGGCTGTTGCGCCGCCGGATGCCTCGCCCGCCGTGCCGGAAACCCCGGCAAAACTGTCATACATGGCGTCGATTTGTGCCTGGATTTCCGGCGATACCGTCAGCAGATTGTCCAGGACGCCCTGTAGGATGCCGTTGAAACTGTCGGCTTCGGTCGTCAGCCCGGTCGTCAAGTCCACGGTGGTCAGTGTGCTGGCCAGCGTGTCCATTTCCGGTGCGATGGCCGCGTTCGAAGTGCTTAATTGCGTCACGATGGCATCCGTGCCTTTTTCGATGGATGAAATCGCGTTGCTTTGGGCGCCATCCGCCTCGAAAAGAGAATCCCACCACTCTTTGACCTTCGCGAAGGGTTCAAAGCCGTCATTAAAGCCGCCGCCTTTTCCCTCGCCCTGCGCTTCCAGGGCCGCGCTCAATTTCTCCAGTTCCTGCATGGTGTAGACGATGGCCGCGATGGCCGCCGCCAGCCCCACAAATAGCAAGGTCAGCGGGTTGGTGACAAAGGCGATGATGGCCCCAGTCACGGTCCCCAGGATGCCCACCAGCGCGGAAATCCCGCTCATGGCCGCCGTGAAGCCCATAACGGCCCCGGTGACGACGATGAAGATGCCCGCCGCTCCGGCCAGGCCGGTGATGATTGGCTCCCATTTTTCTTGCCAGGCGTCCGCTTGTTCCGTGAACGTCTGAAAATCGTCCTTGATTTGTCCGAAGTCGATGCCCATGGCGGCCGTGCCGATGTCTTCCAGTTTGGTTTTCAGTGCGGCCAGAGCGGTTTCTTCGTCGATTTTTGTTATCCATTCCCCGAAGGTGTCGCGCAGTTCCCCGAACTTCGTGACCATCGGGTCCAGGATGTCGGCCTTGAAGGTCGTCCAGGTCGTCGAACCCGTCCAGGCGTCCCACAATTCCCCGGCTTTGGTGATGACTTCGCCGATGCCGTCGCGGATGGCCACAAAGTCAATCGCGAAAATCGCATCCTTGACGGCCGTGAAGGCGTCGGAAACTTCGGTGATAAATTCGTTTTCGGCGAACTCGGCGCGCAGGTCCGCGAACGTGTCGCCCAGTGTGCCGAACCACTCGGCGACGGGTTGCATCACTTCGGTCAGGCTTGTCCAGAAGGTGGAATCCATGAACTCGGCTTTTAATTCGTTGAACCAGTTGACGACTTCCTGGATTTTCCACCAGACTTCCATGAAATTGAATCCATCGGTGTCCGTGTCCAGGAACAAGTCGGAAAGAACGTCCTTGACCTTCTCGAAGGCCGGTAGCAGGACGCTGTTGAAAAAGTAGCTGGATGACTTCATCCACTCGCCGAAGGCTTCCAGGAAGCTGGACCCGGTTGGGCTGGCCTTGAAGGCGTCCCATAAGGCTTTCAGGCTGTCTTTGAATTGCGTCACATAGCCCGCGCCTTTTTGCATCCAGTTCATGACGGTTTCCATGCCGCTGATGACCATGGGCAGGAAGTTCTGGCCGATGGTGGCTTTCAGTTGTTTCCATGTTTCGCGGAAGTTGCCCAGCGTGTTTTCGTAGGCGAACGCCTCTTTTTCCGCCTGGTCCATTTCGTCCGCCGTGTCAGCCATGGCGCCGTTTAATTCATACACGTCTTGGATATATTCCAGCAGGTAGCTCTGTTTCATGGCCTCGGATAGGTCCTCAAAACTGCCGCCATACTGTTCGTTGTATTTCGTGGCGATTTTCGTCAGGTTCGCGTTGACCCCGAACTGGTCGCCGACCATGTAATTTCCCATCAGGAACGATTTCATCGAAGTTGAAACGTCTTCGATGGACCGGTCATAGTAGGCCGCCCCGTTGGCCGCGATTCTCATGGCCTGCTCGGTCGTCGTCAGGGCCTTGTCGGCGCTCATGCCGACGCCCAGGAAATACGATTGCAGACTGCTCATGGGCTGGCGCAGGCGCTCCGGCATGATGTTGTATTGCTCGGATAGCGCCTTCATCGTGCTTTCTGCGGCCGTTTCGATGCCCTTGAAGGCTTGCTCAAATTGCGACCGGACCGCCTGCACGCTGGCCGCCGCCTTGACCGTCGATAGGCCAAAAGTAGCGAAGGCCGTGACGCCGCCGATGGCCGCCGCCGCCGCCGTGATTTTCCCGAAGGCGCTGGAAAGCAGGCCGCTGGATTTTTGTGTCGTGCCGGTCATCTTGTCCACGCTCCGCTCGGCGTTCTCGAAGGCTTTGGAAAAGCCCTGGTCCGTCGCGCGCAGATAAGCCTCGACGCTGTACTGTTCCGGCATAGTGTTTCCCCCTCTCTAGCTGTTTGCTTTTGCCATGAGTGCCGCCAGTTTCCGCGGGTCTTTCGCTTGGTATTGTTTGCCCCGTGTCGGCTTGGCGGTTCCCAGGATTTCAGCCAGGCGGTGGTCATAATCGAAAAACGCCTCGAAGTCCCGGAAATAAGGAACGATTTCCTTGCCTTTTTTCTTGGTTGCTTGGGCCTGCTGGGTCAGCCATGCCTGCCAGTACAGTTCCCGCTCCCGGTCCAGCTTTTGCAGTTGAACCGCTTTCATGCGCAGGGTATACTCCCGCAGGGTCATCCGGCCCAGGATAATCGGGTCGAAAAGATTGCAATAGCGCATCAGGTTCAGCTTGATGTCATCCAGGACCTTCTCGGAAGGTTCTTCTAGTCTTCCGTCGCCGGCGCTTGTTTCATCCGCTTGGCGATGGTCCGCGTCATCGGTGCATGTTCCAATTCGGCTAAAAAATCAGCAAACAGCCATTCCAGGTCCTCCTGGCTTTCGACCCAGCGCTTGATTTCGGTCTTGCCTGGCGGGTTGTCGTTGGTCAGTGTGCCGGCCTGGATGATGTCTACCAGGATAAGCGGGTTCGCTTGCTGTAAAGATACAAGGGTATTCATGACGCCCACGCCGAAGTTGACGCCGCCGCCGTCCATCTTGTATTTTTTGTCAAGCCATTCGATGAAATCCAGTCCGAAAAATAACCGTTGCTCTCTGCCATTGATGTCGATTTGCATATCTTTCTCCCCCTATTATCAATAAATGAACAAATAAAAAAAGGGCAGAAGACTGCCCTTCCGCCTTTTTAAGCCTCAATAGTTGTATCTTTGAAGATATATTGCACTACTTCGGCCTGTTCTTCGGTCAACGTGGCATTGCCTTCGACGCCGTGCGCATTGACGGCATACGTGAAGGTGATTTCCACCGTGTCCTCACTGCCTGCGGCCTTGCTGTAGTCCGTCAGATAGCCCTGGTAGTAGGTAGCCGGGAACGTCGTCGATTGCGCTGTCCCTGCCGTAGTGATGACGACGGAACCCGTGGCCCCGGTTGTGCCGCCGGAAAACGTCGTGGCCGATACCGTGCCGCCGGTGTTTTTGGTGAAGATACAGATGGCCCCGGTCCCAGTCACGGTCCAGCCTGCGAACGTATGCAGACGGATGCGCCCAGCGACTGCGGCCGTCGTATCAGCCGCCAAAACAGCGACCGGGAACGCGACCCCATTCAAGGTGATGGTGATTTGTCCGGCCGTGGATGCCGCCGCCGTGATGGTGATGGTGTCCACTTCGTGCGCGCCGGTCATGTCGGTCTTGTTGATGTCCCAGACTTCGACGATTTCGCGGTCGCGCATGGCCGTTTTCAGTTTTGTGACCATGGTGTCATCGCTTGCCAGGATGCTGGTTGCCGTGATTTCGGAATCCATAGTCCCAGGAATTTGAACAGCCCCGTCTTTCGTTGGCACGCTGTCGGTCGTCATGCTCTCATTGACGGTGTGCTCTGTCTGGAAAGCCAGCTTGGCGCCTGCCGCGATGCCTGCCTCGCTTAAAATGCGATACAGCAAAATTTGATTGATGCCTCTCAATGCTTCGGTCATTTTTTTCCCCTCCTAGTTAAAATCCAGTACGATGTCCACGATGCCGTGATACAGTTTGCGCCCCGTGGAACTGTCCACAATGACGCTCTGGTCGATGGTCTTGACCGTCACGAAAAAGTGCGGTGTCGCCCGTAGGCGGTGCGCTTCCTGGTGGATGGCCAGCATGATGCTGGTCACGGTCCCGCGCTGGTCCAGGTCGTCATGCCAGACGTGCACGCTCTGGCGGACGCGCCCAAAGATGGCGCTTTTGTTGGATAGGTCGGTCATGCTGGCCTCGCCGATGTAGACAAAAGGATAAGGGACCGTTTCGTCCGGCATCGCGCCGTCATGGACGTCATAGCCCAGCCCTTCGCAGATGTTTCGGATGGCCGTGAAAATTTCTTGTGATGGATGTGCCACTGGTCCCACTCTCCTATGTTTTTGTCTATTTCATCAGTCGCCGCAGGTCGCCGATAAAGATGGGTTCCTGGTGGTCGTGCGCGGGCCTCACGAAAGGCTGGGCCTCCATAAAGCGCGTGCCGTATTCCACATAAGGGCTGTAGTGTGCGTTCGGCCGGACCATGACGGTCATGCCGTTGTCCAGGATTTGGATGCGGATGCTGGACCGCATGTAGGCCGTATCGACCGCGGCCATGCGGCTCATGACGGTCATCATTTCCGCCCCGTTCAGCCGGACGATAATCTGGACCGCTTGCAGTTCCTGGACGTTTTTCAGTTTCAGTTTCAACTTGTCGGCGCCGCGAACTTGCAAAAAAGCCATATCAGACCACCTCCCCGCCCAGCAGGTAATAGGTGCCGCTGTAGCGTGTTTCCAGGATGT